GTATGGCAACTGACGCACAACGTCAAGCACTACCGGCGAACCTTTTGCTGGATTTTTTCGCGGGCGTCTGCGCGCATCCGATCAGCGGCTTTGTCGATAACCTCAGCGGCATCATCGGGCTTCATCTTGAGCAAGCGGTCCCCGTTGCGCTCGATCCAGGTGCGGTATCGTTGGCCGACATCCTTCTGATAGGTGTAGGCTTCGTCGCGATTCATGCGCCGGCGCTCACCGTTCTCCTTCACGGTCACAGTGATGTTCGGCGTCGGCATGAAGACGCCCTTGCTGGCAAGCTGTCCCAACGTGTTCCAGGCTTTGTCCTCCTTGCGGAACTTCAACCAGCGGCTGTAAGGGTAACGCTCGACCTGCACCGGCTCGCCCAGGACGTTCAGGATGGGGCCGGGTCCGATGCTCTGTCGGGCGAACGGCACCTGCTGAAGGAAGTATTCCATGCCGAGATTGCCGGGCTCGGCGCGGTAGATCGACGAATCGATCCAGGCGTCGGCTTCCTTCATGATGTTCGGGATCACGGAGCCGGCCAGGCGCGACAGGTATTTCGGCGTGGCCTTCTCGATGGTCTGGCTCACGTCGTACTTGTAGGCGTTGGCAAATCCTAGGAACTCGGTCAGGGCCGCGATGGCAGAAGAGTCCTTTACGATCAGCGCACCGGAGACAAACCCGTCTATGAGCTTCTCGGGAAAGCTCTGCTTGTTGTACTTCTCTGGCGAAAACAGCTGCTGGTCGCGCAACTCGCCGATGGCGCCAAGAACTCCGCCGAATCCCAGCTGCCGATAGGAAATGTAGGTGTCGCCAACGCGGATCGAGTACGGCTGCCGACCTTCTGCCAGCAGCTGGTTGCGCTTCTCCGGGCTCAGGCTCTTGAATGACCCGGTGATATCAATGGCACGCTTCTTCTCATCATCATCATCGCCGAGGAACAAAGCAGCTGCGAATCCAGTCAGCGCAGTGCCGAGTGCCAGCTTTGAAAGCAGCAGATCACGGCGAGCCTCGCTGTACTTCAGGCCGAGTGCGGTGTCCTGGCGGCCGGGCGCCGATTGATACCAGCGCCACAGGGCCACTGGAGCGAAGTAGTTCAGTAGTTCGTTCGCGTAGTTCGATGCAAACCGCACGAAGCTGGTGCCGCTCAGGAACTTTAACCCCGGCAGCTGACGTTCAGCGGCATTCACGCCCTGATAGATCGCACCGGCCAGCCCCTGGGGCGTCTCGGTGAACGTGGACATCTGCCGAATATCGCGTGCTGTCAGTAGCACTTCGACGGGCAGCGCCTCTTCGATGATCTCCCGGGTCCGGCGATTGACCAGTTCGGGCCGTGTGCCTTCGGCGATGGCGCGAGCGCGAGCATTGGCGACCGTTGTAGCCGATGGAAGCATATAAGCCTCCAGCAGTTTCGGATCCGTCTTGGCCAGCGTGTATGCCTTGGAAGCCGCATCCGACATCAACGCCGTCATGTGATCCAGCGCCTGCATCAAGCGGCTGACGTACTTCAGCTGAGAGATACCGCGCAGGAATAGGTTGCGAGACTCCTGCAATCCTTCGAGGGAATTTCCAGGGACATCCGGATTGAAGCTCACGCTGCGGTAAAGCTCACCCTTCCAGAGGATCGGCCAGAAGTCTTTGATCGCCTCGGAGAGACCTTTGCCAGCCGCCTTCAGAACCTTTCCGCCTTGAGTGCCAGCCATGCCGGCAAACATGGCGGTGTTTAGGGCGCCGTTCGCGATGTTCAGCGCGTTGTCCACCTGGGTTCTCGTTCCAGACAGTACGGCCGCGTACCAGTAATCCCGGAGAATGTCCTTCCAGTTAATGCCACCCTCCTTCTGCATCAGGCGGAACATTTGCTGGACGATCTCGTCGCGATTGATGCCAGCAGCGGATTGAGCTTTCTGAGCCAACGCGGTGAGCTTGCGTGCGGTCGTGCCGTCAATCGCGGCCACACCAAACTGGGGAGCGACAGCGTTGCGGAACGCCTGATCCCACAGCAACCGAGTCTCGGCGCCATCCTTTATCATGGCGATGTTGGAGTAGCGGAGGATGCGCGGGATCGACCGGAAGATTTTCTCGCGGTCGTCCTTCTTCACCGTCGGCAACGGCACCTGCTTGCGGAACTCGTTGCGGAAGATCCGTTCCTGTTCTCGACCCCATGCCTCGGAAAACAGCTTCACGATCTCCGAGATGCCCCGAGGTGGCAGATTGCGGAGGCCGGGTTGCGAGAGAATCTCTTCCAGCAGTCGATACTGCATGGAGCCTTGGCGTTGGTCGCTGGCGGTCAGGATGTCCGCCCAGTTGATATCCTCGCGGCGCAACACGTCTTTGGTGATGCGACGGAACTCGCGGCCGAACGCGTTGTTAGCGTTCTGCATCTGGATGCGAAGCTCTTCGATGGCCTGGCGGCCGGATGCCTGAAGCCACTGACGCACCTGGTCAGAGGTAAATTGCGGGAACGGCAACTGCGCCTGGCGCTCACGAACCAGATCGCGGAATGCTAGCAGCGGATGCAGATACCAGATGCTGTCGATGGCGGCGGCACGGGCGGCGAATGCTTGACCCAGCTGGGTGCCGGAACTCTTCCAAGTCGATTGAACCCGGCGAAGCAGGTCTTCGGCGCGGGCCAGTTCGATCGGGTTGTTGGCGCGAGCGATCTGGGTGAAGACCCGCTCCATGATCTGTTTGAAGACGAACTCCCGGGCATCGGCGCCCATGTCGGTCGTCGCGGCCCATCTGAACGCCGCTTCCATGTCGGTGCCAAACGAATCAATCACGCGCTTCGATTCGGCCTGCCAGTTGTCTACGGTCTCCGGATTGATCTGGCCAGTGAAGTAGCCACGGGAATCAACGCGCTCCTGGCCGGCGGCGGGTTGCGGCGGGTTGGCCGGAACGCTGCCCGGGACGTTCACGCCCTGGATGAACTCCGAGAAGCCAGCGCGGGTGTCTTCGAGATCGGCGACCTTGACTCGGCTGAAAATCTCTTCGATGCCAGCTTGAGTGGCCTTGGCCCAGTCGCGGGTCTCGCGGTACACGCGCTGGGCAATCAGCGCGGCGCTCTGGAGAACGGCAGGCGGGATCTCGCGCAGCAGGCGCTTTAGCGAATCGCTGGCGCTCGGGCCGCCCGTGAACCCGGCCTTGGGCGTGATGGATTCGATCAGTTGACCGATCGCGTCTCGGACCTCGGCCGTGGCTTCTTCGAGCGTCTGAGGCTTGCCGGTGGGTTCGGGGCCAAGCTCGCGACCCTGGGCTTCAGCGGCAGCAACGGTGCCAGCAGCTTGTTGAGCGGGCGTGCCCTGAGAGACGGTCGGCAGCGGGGCGGCTTCCAGCTGCATGGTCGTCTGAGCCTTGCGCTGGGCTGCGCGAGCCTCGGCGGCCTGGCGTGCGGCTTCCCGGGCGCGAGCCTGGCGGGCTTCGATGTCGATCCCTTCCTCACCGACCAGGCGCAGGTCTTCGCGCTGCGTGCTGGCAATCAGGTCACCCTGATTCTGACCAGCGCCAAGACGCGGTGCACGAACTGGGGCCGGGGCCGGGGCAGGTGTCTCCTCGGCCATCGGCGTGTATTGATCCACGGCCAAAGCTATGCCAGCAGGGATGTTGATCTCGCCGTACCGCGCACCGCCGTCGGCTGTCGCAGCCATGGTGTCGGGATCGACTGCCGTGATCGTAAGCGGTGAGCCGCCGACAACGATCGTGTCTCCCACAGCCAGGCTGTCGCTGCTTAGCTGGACAGGACCACCGGCCTCGATGGCGGCGTCGAACGCCTGCATCTTGCGGTTGGTCTCGGTGCTGGCTGCTAATTCACGCAGCTTCGGCAGGAGCGCAGCACGGTCGGCCTCCGAGGTTTTCTGAGGGTCACCACCAAGCATCTGGACCAGCCGGCGAACGACCAGCGCAATGCCTTGGCGCCGGGCGATGTCGGCTTGGATCATGCCCTTGTCTTTTAGACCACCCTGAAACACGGGACTGAGAACCGCCGGGTCATCGATCAGGTTGAGGTCTGGCGCCAGATCGATCGCGATGCGGTTGAACTCGCGAGCGTCGAGCCGCTGTTGGGATTCCTGACGGGGCTTGCGTTCGGCCTTGGGTTGGGCAGGTGCAAGGGCGGCGGGAGCGGGTCTCGCTGCTTCTCCGGTTCTCGCTTCTTGCTTGTCGCGCAGAATGAAACCTCGATCGAACGCAATCCCGGTTACTTGTGATTTCTCCTGCAAAACAAACTGATCATTCTTTCTGAATCCTCCAAAACGCGTGCGAAGAACCAGAGACTGTGCGGGGGTCAGTTTCTCAATCTGATACAGACCTTTTCCAACAGCCACAGCGTTGGCTTTGATGGCCTGAAACACCTTATTGATCTGACTGGGAGTGGGTTCTTTTCCAGCGGTCTTGCGAACGCCTGGCGCCAAGTATCCTTGAGGAAGTGCCTGCGGATACTGTTTCCTCAAGAACTCAATGCGCGCCTCGGGAAGGCGATCGAGGATTTTTGCGATGATCTGCCTACCATCTTCGGCCGCACGTTGAAGTGCCTGCCAATATTCTTCTCGACCGTTTTCCGGGGTGTAATACTGGCGAACCTCGGTTTCGCTGATGTTGTTGGCAGTTGCGATTTCCTCGACTCGATCGAGGTAATACTGCTGCTCGGTCATTTGTTCGACCGGCTTCGTTGCAGGCGCAGGCGCCGGTTTCTGAACCATTTTCTGCAACCGATTGACCGCCTCCTGATAGGACGCACGAAGTTCGCGACCCGTGATATTTTCGAGGTCTGCAACGATCATCGCAGCGGCTTTGACCGGGTCATTGCCAGCCGCCTGCAACGCGTCTCGGACCACGTTGTCGGGATCCAGTTTCGCCTGAATGACCGGGGACGGAGTGACGGCAGCTGGAGCCGGAGCCGGAGCCTGTCCAGGAGCAGTCCAACCCGCCTGCTCATCGAACGACCAGCCAGCACGTTCCAGTTCGGAGACGCGGTTGGCCAGTGTCTCGAACCGATCGAGTTCGTCTGGAGTCAGCAGATCGGAAGCAGGCGCGCCTTCGAGAGCATCGATGGTCGCGTTGTACTCCTGCGTTTCCTCAACGGTCAGCGGCTGGACTTGCGCTTCGGCTTCGGCCCCTCCGCCTTGGGCATCCCCCCTTCCTTGATCCACTTGTCGCAATCCCACTTCGACTGGGGGTTGCGGTTCTTCTCGGCGTAGCACGCCTTCACCTGAGACTTGTTCTTGAACGGCACTGGGTTGACTAGGTTGGGTTTGGATTGCAGCCGGCTCGGTGCCCAAGCGGGCGCGATAGGCCGCGAGAGTGATAGCACCTTCCTCGCTCAGGAGTCCGGCGTCTTCGGCCGTGATCAGCTGGTCGAGTTCATCCTGCTCATCGGTGGTCAGGCCGGTCTCGGGGGAGACAGCGGCGGGGGCAGCAGCTGGAGTGGGCGCAGGAGCAGGAGCAGGAGCAGGAGCGGGCGTAGGTGTCGGAGTGATGGTCGGAATCTTACCGGTCACCTCGATCACGCCACCACCAGCCGGCGCTGGCAGCGTGACATCCGGAGGCATTTTCAATCCCAATGCCTCCTGGCGCTTCCTGACATCCTCCTCAGTGATCTCAGGCTCGAGCGAGTATCCCTCGGTCGGAGTCGTGTCTTCGATGCCGGTGACGGTCGCATTCGACAGCGGCAGCGGGTTCTTCGGATCGGCGCCGTTGGCAGCCACGACAGAGTTCGCCAGGTTTACGTTGCGCCTTGATCCAATCACACCGCCGACCAGACCACCCGAGGCACCACCGATGAATCCAGCTTCGGCGACGCCGTCCATAATCCCGCGTTCGGGATCGTAGATCGACTTGGCAGCCATGTTTCCAAGCGTCTGCTCAAGCGACTCCTGGAGTCCTTCGCTTACTGTGCCCTCGATGCCGCCGCGAGCCATCTCCTGAGCGCGTTTCGATGCAGTCTGAGGAATCAGGCGCTCGACGAGATTGGCGCTGTACTTGCCCAGCGTGCTGCGACCAGCGGCTCCGGAGCGCATACCCGGGATCTTACCAGCAGCACCAAGCGCGCCCTCGGTAACAGCACCGATCGGAGCCGTGGCAAGGAACGCACGGTTCTTGAGCGTTTCGGCACGGCTGCGAAGATCGGAGGCGGTGTCGTAATCGCCAGCTGCCAATGCCTCGGCGATCCGTTGGTTGATCACACGATCGGCGTCTTCGGCCCCGGCCTCACCGGCTTGGAGGCCGTACAGCGCGCCGGCGCCGATGGCGGATCCAATGGTTGCGGCAGCGCCAACAGGTCCCGCAGCCAATCCACCAACCAACGCACCTGGAAGCACTGAGAGCGTGCTCCCGACTCCGCCCATAACCTGAGCGGGAATCGTTTCTTCGGCACCGGGAAGGCTAGGGAATGCCTCGGCGCCAAATTCACGAATCGCCCTGCCAGCTTGCGTAAGTGCCCCGGGGCCCTCTGGTTCAACGGTTTGCTGAATCGGCCGACCAGTGAAAGGATTGACCGTCGGAGGAGGGAAAAACTTTGCAGCCCGTTCAGCGCCCTGGAGCATGAGCCCGGTGCCTTCTGTGAACGCCCTCGGAAGAGCGCCAGCCTGGGCACCGACAGTCTCCAGTGTGCCGACTTCCCCAGCCCGAAACTTAGCAGCCTCCTCGGACTCAGTCTCTGCTGCCAACTCCTGCCGGCGACGATCGAGCAGCCCCTGGCGAATCGCCTGGTAATTATCACGGACGTATGACTTAGCCTGCTCGTCGGTAATGTCATCAGGGAACGCGAGCCGGCCAAGCTCGCGTCCGAAATCGATCTCGATCGCCATGGTCTTGAGTGTTATCGGCCGCGTAGCGGAGGCAAACCTTGAATTGACTGCACGTCGATCACCTGCTGATTCACAGGAACCCGTTGGGGCGCACCAGCCTTACGAGCCGGAGCAACGGAACTCGGCTCTTCACCTTGATCAATCATACGTTTCCGTTCGGATCGCTTCGTGCGCTCGCGTTTCAGGTCATCCATGATTTGCTTCGCTGAAAGACCGGTTGAAAAAAATCCAGCCGGAACCACCGAGAGCTTTCCGCCTTCACCACGTTCCAGATTGAACGCTTTTGTATCTGAGTTGATCTGCAAATCTCGCAATTGCTTCTCCGCCTCATCGACGGGGTCGAGTTCTTTGGGTGCAGCGGCTGCTGTTTTGGCGTCTTCGGCAGCAGCCTGTGATGCGGTCAATTCCCTTCTTACCTCCCTGTCACCATCCTTCGTGGTGATCGTTACCGTCGGCTTTTCGACTACCGGCTTCGGCTGCATCTTGAACTGAGTCACCGGAGTCGGCCGGAATCGAGCGCCGTCAATCATCACATCTTGCGACGTGTCTTCAGGCTGGCGCAGAAGATCAGGTGCCAAACCGAATGCAGGAGGAGCCGTTTCGGAAACAGGTGCGTAACCGGCCCTGAGCATTGAGTCCCTGATTGATTTTGCTTCGGTCGCCCGGCGATCGATGCCAGCAGCACGCGCAGCCATAAACTGCGGCGTCTGCATGATCCTCGGACTGATAGGGCCGATGTCTTCTCCTCGGGCAGCAAGCGCACCGTATGCAGCACCAAGTTGTCCCTCCTCTTCGCCCACCTGCTTGGCGGCCTGAGACGCCTGGTAATCGATGGTCCCATCAGGTTTACGCACCAGGTATTTGCCAAACTGTGTCGCACCTTGAGCCTCGCGTTCCCCGGCCGTCGCCAGCCGCGCCGCCTCGCGTTCAGCGATAATGTCTTGATAATACTGCTGCCGAACACGCGCCTCTTCTTGGCGCGCTACGATCTCGTCGGCGCGACGTTGACGCTCCTGTGCCAGGCGGGCACCCGCCATGTACGAAGCTCCGATGTTTTCGAGTCCTGAGAAGGGGTTTGCCATAAATTAGCCTGCGTCAAGAATTCCAAGTTCAATACCAGATCCGGTTCCAACTCCTGGTCCAGCCCAGTTGTTTCCAGCGGCAGCACTGCCACCGGTTCTGCCTCCAAATCCACCAGACCCCAGCGCACTAAATCCAAGGTTGGTGAGCCCGGAACCAAGCGAACCAAGCGCCTGACTGCCAGCGCCACCTGCGCTAGCCATGTTGTATGATCCGAGTAGCGCGGCCTGTTTCTTAGCGCGTTCGTCAGCACGGATGTTGGCAATCATCTGCGGCGTAAACTCGTAGTTAGCCAGCGGAGCCAGCGGAGTAGTGCCAAGGATGTTGGCAAACTGCTGCCCGCCCGCCTGCTGTAACGCCAACGACGTGCGACCAAGATCGCGTGCAGTCAGGTTTCGAGCGGCTTGACTTCCGGCGTAGCCACCGGCCAGCGCCCTGCCAGCAGCCTGACGTTGCACTTGAGCCGCGACATCAGGCGGAAGCTCTCCGCGAAGCAAAGCCATGGCATTTTGTGTCCGCTGAGCTTGAGCCTCTTGGTATCCTGGCACCTGAATGCCCAGCGACTCCAAGAGTTGAGCGCGGTTGAATGCGTTCCTCTGCGCCTCAAGCTCGCGTGTTCGGGGCGTCAGCTGCTCCGCCTCGCCGACGGCAGCAGGAATGTCGAGGCCCGGCATATTTGCCACGCCGCGTGCGCCTGCGCGATCTTTGCTGGCTTGATTGGAACTCATTGCGGCACCAACGCCGCTAGCAACGAGGCCTGTTCCGACTACTGCTGTGGCTACGAATGACATGGTAAGTATTGGTTCTGCCTCACATATGTAAGGTCGTTCAAAAGCTCTTCGTGATCCTTCTTGTTATCAAGGTTCAGGTGGACCGTGGTCCAAACAGTGTCCTCATGGATCAGAAGCACTCGGCGAGTTCCGGGCTTCGTGATGCCTGAGTATGGCGCCGTGTACGTCACGCACCCCTCGTTCTCGCTGACTACCGTGACCTTGCCTTGGGTGATGAAGAACGGGTTGTCGAACTTGTGGATGCGGCTGGTGATCACGGACCCAGCCGGCATGAAGATTTCGCGCACGTACATCCCCTCTGGGAACGTGTGCTTCAGCGGGCACTCCTGAGGCGGAAGGTTTGATACGAACGCTTCCCACCGATCCAGACGATCATCGAACGTGATGGTTTCATCCGTAAGGATGTCCAACCAAGTCAACGGCTGCACTGCAACTGGAAGCTCTTCGGTCATCAGATGAAGCCGCCAAAGATGAACTGGGTCTTGGCCGATCCGAACGGCTGCACGTTAATCACGCTGCGCTCGTTCGGGCTGTAGGCTTCGAGTTCGTTGCGCAGGCTGCGAAGCGCCAGCTGGATCTCGCGTTCAGCCTCGGTGTACTGGTTGCGATCCTCCTTCTGGATGGCCTTCATCATGTGTTTGATGGCTTGGAGGTTGCCGATAAACAGCCAGTCGGAGTCAACGATGGCCGGGATGAACTCCAGGCGAACGATCGCTTCGACAACCGTGTTGGTACATTCCTCATCTGGAGGCACGCACCCGTCGCCGTGGTCGATGCAGTCATTCTCTGCTTGCGCGTTGCACCCGGAGGTTCCGCCGCAAACCTCGGGCATCCCGATCAGGTACGTGCGACGGTACTCAGGGTTTTCTTCGCTGGGACCCCAGAGTGCGACTTCCGTGGTGGTAGTGCCGTTGTAGGTCGAAATGCGCAGCCTTCCTTGAGTCAACGGCTTCTGGGCGCCGGTCAGTCCAGGCTTTTTGAACTGCTTCGTTGTCTGGACAAACGGAGTGATGTTGGGGTTCGGAAGCGTGACGTATTCACCCCACACATACTCACCGGAAACAGTGTCGTAGGTCCGAATGGCCTGATTCGTTACCGGATCAATCCCTTGAAGCAGGACACGCTTGCCAGCATCAGCTGCTAGCTCCGGTGCCACCTGAAAATAGCAGGTCTCGATCGAATCCCGATACTGCGTGACCATGCCGCGATCTAGCAGCTGTTCCTGCTCGCATCCCTCACGGCCGCATCCGGTGCGCGGTGCGCGTTCATCCGTCTGAAACTCGTACCACTGGTTCTGGATCGGGATGTTGTACCCGCAGAGGTTCATTGCCTCGATCGTCTTGACCTCGCGAGGCCAAGTGATGCAGCCGGCGGTGACGCAGATACGCAGCTTCTTGTACGTGCCCCACCACTTGCCCATGTCGGCAAGCCGCGCCTGAGCCTCGTTGAGCAACTGGACGAAACGCTCGTCACAGGTAGCCAGTCCGACTGCCTGCGCGATCGTGGAGTTCTTGGCTTGGGCGAGGGTTTTTCTCATGTTAGCGGATGGCGCGAGCCATGACTTTCCATTTGGCTTCGGTGATAGCCGTCAAAACGCCTGTGGTTTTTCCGTTCACGTAAATCCCTGAAATGAAGTTGTTGCGAACCATGCCGATAACCGTGGCATTGGAATACGAGGTAATGCGCAGTTCGCTTTGAGAAAGGTCTGTGCGCAGAATGCTTCCGACCGAAATGTAATCGTTCAGAGCATACGTCGCATCACCAGCTGCGTCCGTGCAGATAATTCCGATGTCCCAGGTGAGCGGATCCACGCCCAGGCCGTGCGAAAAAGTAACCGACGATCCCGCCGCTGGGATGGCCTGATAGTTTGCGACCGGCGTAATATACCCCGACTCCCAGACCGTCGCCGGCGTCGAGTTGGTCCGGAGAAACTGGCGATCCGTTCCAGGAGCGATGTTTGCGGCCACGACGTTCAAGCCGGGATTCAGCAGCTGGAAACGCGTGCCGTCGTAGACCACAACGCACATCTGGTTTGCCACGATGTCGTTGGCGACCAGCGGAATGGTGCCAAACTTCGTGACCGCCTTCGCTGCAAGTCCATCGACGGCGACCGTCGTGGCGCCGGTGTTCGGAGCGTTCGCAATGAAAGCGTAGCAGACCCCGGTACGGTAGGCCTGATTCACACCTGGCGAAGCAGGGCTCAACGTCACCGTGTAGGCGTTGGCTGCACCGCCACCGACGCCGTATGTAAACTGCGTCTGAACCCGCGCCCAGCCGGCCGGGGCCGTGGCGCTGTATTTCAGGATCTCGATGGGGTTTCCGTTGGCATCAAGCCTGAGCCAGTAAAGCGGGGATCCTGCGGGCGGGGAAACTGCGTTAGCCTCCCACTCAGGGGCAACCGTCTGCTGCGCAATCAACGCGGCCGCATACGCCTCCAGTCGATCTTGCTCGCTGGCGTAGCATTGGGGAGGCGGAAGCTCTCCAGCTGTGATGTCAATCGTTGGCATGGCTAGATTCGATAGCTGTAATCGTTGGGCTTACACGGGCCGGGGTCGCATTGAAGATCGAGACACCCTTCCGGGCAATCGAAATAGAAAAATTGATCCAGCGGCGCAACGCACCGGTCTGGTCGTCCCGCCAGGAACACAGCTCCAAAGCGACCGCCGTTGTTGCGGACAAGATCCTGCCCGCTCAAACGACGCACGGTGTTGCACGTAATCTGGACGTTGCTGACGTACCGGAAAAAACTGCCGGTTGCCGATGTAAGCGGCACGTCCGGGCCGACATTCGCGCAGGTGAACGTAGTTGGAGTCGGCGTTCCAGTGACGATGTTTTCGTCGTTGAAGCTGGTGTTGAGGAAACCCTCGGTCGTCACGTGGTCCCCGATGGACAGGTGATGCACCTTGTTCGTGGTAAACGTCGCGACGTTTGCTGTTCGCTGGTAGGCGATGGGCAGCATTTCCCAGTTGAATTTTACCGGGGTGTTGATGCCAACGAAGCCGCCGCTGGATGAAACGACGGCGCCGGGATTGGTGACTGTGAAAGTCGTTGGCGCAGGCGTTGACGCGACGGTAAACACTCCGTTGAAGGTGCCGTCCGTTACGCCGACGGTGGAAATCTGCATTCCCACCTGAAGCTCATGCGCAGACGCCGTCGTAAACGTCGAGATGCCGCTGCCGTTGCGGCTCACCGAGGCAATCGGAATCTGATAGTCTGTCGGGTAGTACCACTTGCTGCGGTCAACGTCGTGATTCAGGACGATAAACGCAGCATCGAGCGGATCGAAGGCCGTCTGGTAATACCAAGTTCCCGGCCCTTGAAGTAACACGTCGTTATTTTCAACAACCATGTCGCGGTGTGCTGAAATCAATGTGGAATACGGATTCGGATTCGCTGTGAACGGCCCGATCAACTCATACCAATCCTGCACGTTTAAGGCTATGAACGCGCAGATGTCCAACGCTGAGTTGTTGTGAATACGCGTTCCGAAGTGCTGGTACGAATCAACGTAGAAACAGGTTCCAGTAAACCCGTCAAAGTTGTTGTAACGGACCTCGGCGTTCAACGTCTCTCGAACGGTGATAGCATGGACTGGGCTCTGCTGGTTAACCTTGTTCGGCCCGCCTCGAACCTCGTTGCGCTCGAACGTGCATCCAGCTGCAAGGATCCGCTGGCTCCGCAGCATTTCGACGCTTCCGTCGATGTACAGGCCGGGGACCACGTTGACCCCAGCGTTTGCGGCAGTGAACCGATAACTGTCCGGAACGCTGATTACCGTAGCGGTTCCGTTGAAAGTTGGAGCCGCTGAAAATCCAGAAACGGTCACCACGTCCCCAACTCGCAACGTGTGCTTCATAACGCAGGTGTACGTCGCCACACCAGCAGATCTGGAAACCACGTTGATTGGGTTCACAAGGCTCGAAAAGCCACCGATCGCGCACTGCGTGTTGGCTTCTGCGTTGCCGGGATAGAGAACGCTTTGAATCGAGTTTCGGCCTTGGTATCCGAATTTGTTGTTGATCACCCTCGCACCCTGCGTCTCGGTGTTCACCGTCATCGGTAAGAACGAGAGGGCGATGAATGTCTCGGCGTCTGCGATACCAACGCCGAAGTCGTAAAACTGGTTGTCACGGAACACCGCGTTTTCACCGCGATGATTGATTCCCGCAACCGTGTAGGAGGAGTTGACTCCTGCGGTCGTTTGCGCGGTAGCCGGAACGTCGGGGTAGTAGACCGGAGAGTAGACGCGTCCGTTTTGAGCAGGCAGCGTGATTGGAGCCGTAGCGCGGAAACAATAAAACTCCTGGCCACCCGGAAGGAATCCATCGACCGTTTTTGTGCCATTGAAGGCCGGGTCAGTCATCCCCGTAATCACAACGGTATCACCAAGCGTGAAACCAAAGTTCCATTGCGGGTGCTTAGTGTAGATGTCAGCAAAACCGTTGTTCCTGCCTCCGATAATTACCGCTCGAAAATCTCTTTGGAATGTGGTTTGTGTAATGTTTTGAACATAACCATATCCATTGAAACTTATGTCGCTAGCGCCACCAACAGTTACATTTGAAATGTACTGATTGATTTCGCTGACATTGGTGTACGGAGACGGAACTACGGCAGGGGAATACGATGGAGTTGCAGCCGCAGTTATGAAATGCGGGTAGGCTGTCGTGTACGTGTTTACTCCACCAGTCCTTGAAACGGATGAAATCGCGATGTCAGCAACCGAGTTGTTCGTGTAGTTGCCGTCGAACGTAATGCCTTGGATCAGCGTGTTCTTGCAGTTGACCGAATCAACTGGTCTCCCCGGGTACGCCCCAACACCGCCAACCGCGCCGTTGCCGGGGTAATTCCCTAGCGTCTTGATCATCTGGATGTTGAATCCATAGGTATCAAGTCGCTTGGTTGACGTATGGTTTGCGAACTTCAGCGTCGTTTGCCCGATGCCTTTGCCGACAAACTCCACGTTGTCGATCGCGTTGCCGTAGCCCAGGACCAGAGACGAAGTGTAGCCGCCGCCGATCAGGTTGATCCAGCCGTCTTCCGTGACCAAACCAGTGTCGGGACCCGGAACCGCTGCCGTGAATTGGGTTGGGTTGATGATGGAAACAACCTGAAACCCAAGCTGGCTGGCGCCTGTACCGTTGAAAGTTGAATCGGAAAACCCGTAAAGCGTGATCTTTTCGTTCGCAACAAGGCCATGCGGCGTGGACGTGTTAAATGTCGCCACGCCCCCAGCCCGGATTCGATTGATGATCTTCGCCCCAGGACTCGACCCCAGCAAAAACGTGCCTGCTGGAAAATCGCACCGACCAGCTGCGAGCAAGCATTCGTTGATCGCCCACGCGCTGTTGCGCAGCCCGCAAGGATCCGCTCCGTAATCAACTGGGTTTGAAGAGGGCATACTAGGCAGAGAGTAACGGGCAGGCCACCCGGCTGAGATCGCCGTAGATGTCCTCCTGAAGACGTTGGGCAACCATGGCAATACGCTTCAAGCGAAACCTGCCGGTGTTCACGTAACGCAGCTGGAATTCGTAACCATCGCGGGTGAAGCCGCCAGTCTGCACGTCACACTTGTCAGGCGGCTGTGGTAGGGCGATGCGCGATCGGGCGGGCGGCTGGTAGTATTTGACCTCTTGGCAGTTGATCACCGCAGGAGGGCACGAAATCTCACCGGGCTCGCAGTTGCGGTACTTCGCGCAGTCTTTGATCTCCGCCCAGGGCTGCCAGCACTCGCCCTCGTTGGCCTTGAAGTAGACCTTGGCCTCGATATTACCCATGACCTGATCGTACCATTGCTCGGCACTCATCAGGCGCTTCTTGTTGGCGGGCTCGGCAAACGTGAGTGAGCGTGTTTCGATAATCCATTCGATCGGGGCATCATCGAACCCATCGAAATCAAACTGGCCAGTGCGGGTGACCTCGTAAAGGCCGATCCTTCCCTGATTCAGCCCGAAAAAGAAGCAGCGTTCGGATTTCTGGACCCGAACCGTCACCATCTGGAGAATGTCAGCACCCGTCCAGACGCCTTCCCAAGCAGGAGGCAGCTTCCGGCCCATTCCGGAAACCAAGTCAAAATCCATGACAACCAGCCCGCGATGAACGATGCCGCGACCGTTCACCTTCTGCGGCTGGATGGTCATCAGCATCCGGTTGTCGAAGTTCACGGAGCTAGCAGCCTTCAGGTAAAACTCCGTGTCGTAGGCCAAGGCCCGCACAACCTGTCGGCTGATAGGGGTATTGCCCCATTCGGTGAAATCGCGCCTGGCGTAGATCAACGACCGAATGCCGTCCTGCGCCCGGAAGAACAGGTCGCCGTTGACCGGAACAATCGACTCATGGTTGAACGAACCAAAGTTCAGCAGCGCGAATCGCTGGATCGGGTAATCGAGATCCTTCCAAACGTCGCGATCCACCGGAGCGTTGAACGCGTAGGTCGCAGTCGGCGTGAATACCAGCAGGTCGCCATCTCCCAGCGACGTGTCCAAGTTGGCGCCAAACGCCAGTCCGGTGATCGGGCCATTGGAGACGGCGAAGGCACCGCCTTCATTGAGGAATGTGTTCTCGGTGAATCGAATGACGCTGTCGCGCCCGTAGGCCGGGTCACCGTAGACCAAGTCGCCACCGTAGTATTCTGATCCATTGGCAACCCACAGGCGTCCTTTTCCGTAAGCCATCGGGCCTCCGATTGGGACCTCTTCACCAGTTGCGCGCCTCAATGACCCGCCGTTGTAGAGGTACGGTGGACTCTGCTGGTCTTGGACAACCAGCCAGTTTTCGGCCTGCTGGAAAAACACGTGGTCAGCCGTTGGGCTTTCCGTGTCCATTTTGTAGCCGAAGAACAAGGGTCCAAGCAGCGGACCTGCATCCGCTCCGGGATTGTACACCGTGAAAGTGGTCGGTGACGGAACGCTATCGACCACAAAATCCCCGAAGAATCCTTCAGGGAACGATGCACCGACAGGCTCTGGGAGTCGCACGACCATTCCAGCGGCAAGCCCATGGGGTGCGGCGCAAACGTAGGTAGCGACGTTTGAAACCCGGCCTCTGGTGTTGACCGTAAATTGGAATCCGATCGGAGTCAGGTCCTGAACCAAAAATCCAGCGGATATGTCTATCTGGAAAATTTTCCCACCGATTGCGGCCATCAGGTAGGGTTTTTGGCTGTCGGAAATGTAAGTTCCGCAGCCCTGAAAGAAACCCTCCGTGAACGCTTTTTTGACGGCTGCGTTGTAATACCCGTTCTGATAAACCTCGGTAACGTCCGGAAACGTCAACCCCTTTAGCCAGATCCCGGGCCGCGCCTTGGGAAAACCTCCACGGACAGTCGTGTTCACCGCCCAAGCCAGTTGGTTGGGTTGAATCAATGACGGAGAGAACCCGCTATCTACACCCCCTTCAGAGGTGAGCAGGCCGTCAACCAAACGATTCTTTTCGGCGACCATGACGCTTGAACCCATTGAAGACCCATCGCAGTCTTACCGCAAGATGAATGAAAGCCCCGATTACTTGTCCATACCGTGGCGTACAAAAGACCGCTTCCTGATCGAGGCTGAGATGGTGCGTCGTGGCGGGTACATTCACAACGCCGGCGTGAAGTACGGCCATGGCAAGTATTACCACTTTCGCGCTGCCATGACCGCGCTGTGGCCGCACTTCGACTGGCATGAATGGTCGGAGCTTCTGATCCAGGCATTCGTCGAGAACCAAGAGGTCGGCATCATGGGGCCGGGTTCATCTGGCAAGACGTACAACTCCGCAGCGTTCGGGCTCTGCACGTTCTACATCTGGCCGAAGGGCACCTCGATCATCATGTCGTCAACGACGCGTGAGGGTCTCCAGCTGCGTATCTGGGGTTCGATCAAGGAGCTTCACAACAAGGCCAAGGAACGGCGCGAATGGTTGCCGGGGCGCGTGATCGAAAGCCGATTCATCCTGACCAGTTCGGATGAAGATGCCGAGGCGCAAGACTTCCGTGACGGCATCATCGGTGTGGCGTGCAAAGTCGGCGGCACGTTTGTCGGTCTGTCCAACTACGTCGGTTTGAAGAACGACCGCGTGATGTTGATCGCTGACGAAGCCTCGCTGATGGGGCGCGGTTTCTTGGACTCGGTGGCGAACCTCCGCAAAAACCCCGAGTTCAAGTTGATCGCGATGGGAAACCCCAAGGACCGCAACGATGCGCTCGGCGTGGTGTGCGAGCCTCACTCGTCGATCGGCGGCTGGGAAGGTCTCGAATACTTGGAGAAAACACGCACCTGGAGAACGCGGGCGCCCGGTGGGTTGGCTGTCCAGCTGTGTGGATACGACACGCCGAATGCGAAGTTCCCGAAGGGCACGAATCCGTACCGAGGCATCATCACGCCGGAGCAGATTCAAGCGGACCTCGATTACTACGGCCGAGACTCGTTGCAGTTCTCGATGATGAACCTCGGTCTGCTGCCCCGGGACGGTGGCACCAGGCGCGTGGTCACGATGTCGCTGTGCGAGCAGAACCAAGCGTTCGACGATGTCGCGTGGGACCGCGCTGACAAGATCACCCGGATCATCGGCATCGACGCTGCGTACTCGGGCGTCGGCGGCGACCGATGCGTTATGACGGATCTGAAGTTCGGTCCGGATGCGTCTGGCCGCACGGTGCTAGCATTCGCAGAACCGCCCATCGTAATCCCCGTCACGGCAGTCAAGGCCCAGCAGGCCGAGGAGCAGATTGCCGAGTACGTGTTGCTCTACTGCAAGCAGCGCAACATCAACCCCGAGCAGGTGGGATTCGACTCCACTGGACGCGGTACGTTGATGTCTGCGTTCGCTCGCTTGTGGTCTCCACAGGTTGTTCCAATCGAGTTCGGTGGCAAGCCGCTGGATCGTCCGGTGCGCCAGGGGGATCCGAAGACTGAGCGCGAAGCCTACGGCAAAATGGTTACGGCCCTGTGGTACTCATCGCGATTGCTGATTGAATCCAAGCAGCTGCGAAAACTGCCCCGTGAAGTTGCCGAGGAAGGTGCGATGCGCGAGTGGGGTATCGCCCGCACTGGCCTGATCGACGTGGAGCCGAAGCACAAGACCAAAGAACGCATGGGCCGATCGCCCGACTTGTGGGATTCGTTTGTGGTGGCGCTCGAAATGGCACGCCGAAACGGTTTTGAGATTGCAGGCGGCCATGGCGTTGGTATTGTCAAGCGACAGACACCAAAATGGCTGACGCGTATGTCTGACAAGCGCCGGTCAGTGGCTTCTGAACATTCGCTAACCTACTCCTAATCTTATGGCCTCATTCAACAAAGTCATCCTAGTCGGAAACCTCACCCGCGACATAGAACTCAAGTATCTTCCGAAGGGAACCGCCGTCTGCAACCTGAGTCTGGCAGTCAATCGCCGCTGGAAGACTGAAGCCGGTGAAGAGAAGGAGGATGTCTACTTTGCCGAGTGCAAGGCTTTCGGGAAGCAGGCCGAGACGATCGCGCAGTACGTCAAGAAAGGCCACCCCATGATGGTGGAAGGGCGCCTGACGCGTGAAGAGTGGGACGACAAGAAAACTGGCGAGAAGCGGTCCACCACTCGAATCATGATCGAGACCTTCCAGTTCCTGAAGGGACGCGATGAAGGTGCCGCTCCGGCTCCGAGACGCGAGTCTGCCCCGGCCGCTGCCGCTCCCAAGCCTGATCTGGACCCGGGAGATGATCTTCCGTTTTAATGCTGCCGTATGAGCACCATGAATTACACTTCGTTCCCCAACGGTGGATGGCAGTATTACCAGCCCGAAACCAAGTGGAACAAACCCCACCCGTTGAACGACGATTTCTACGCAACGGCTAGAATCATCGCGCAGCATCGGGCGGCAAACGGCCTGCCGTCGTCGTTGGAGCAGGCTCAGATCGACTTGGAGAATTACACCAAGGCGCGTTTTCCGTCCACGTACTCAACACCAGGATCCAATGTACAACCAAGGGTTTCAGGCTGTCGCACGTGCGGCCGCTAGACTTCGGCAAACGGCTCAGGGCGCTCGCATCCTAGCTGAATGGCTTGGTGATGGTGGTGTGCCTGTCGATCGTCGGCAGGCGCAGGATCGCATTGATACCTGCAACCGCTGTATTCACAACAAACCCACGGATGCACGGTCGATTACGAAGACCGTGGCCGAGGCTATTCTGGAGCAGGAGCAGGCGCGCAATGACATGGCGATGTTTCTGCAAGGGGAGGGGCTTGCCGGCACCTGCGAAGTCTGCGGGTGCTACCTCAAGCTGAAGGCTTGGGTCCCTCTTTCCTATCTTGGCAAGACCGAAATGCCCGATAATTGCTGGATTTCACAGGAACGGAAAGCAATCTGACACCGATATGAGCTTCAAGGAACCGAGCAGAGTCTGGAACGTCGTCAGCGCCATGCTGGAGGCTGAGCAACCGCGATCCCGCAATCGGGCACGCATCAACTCATGCTTCAATGGCAACCCTCCGTACACCCAGGAGGAGGCACGCGACAACCGGATCCAGACCAACGTGAACTTCCTGGAAGGCACGCGGATCATTCACGCGGCGCGCCAGCAGTTCACCAACGCGTTCCTGAAGCCCCAGAATTACTTCTCGGTCAGTCTGGACATCGGCCCTCGCGACAAGCGCACCCAGTGGGGCAACACGATCACGAAGCAGATCAACCGCATTATGAAGCGGTCTGCCAAGTATTCGACCGTCCTTGAATCTCAGTTCGCCGCCACCGTGCTCCACGGCATCGGCCCCGTTACGTGGCTCCGTGATCGCGACTGGTGCCCATCGGCTCGCGGCACCGAGGACATTCTGGTCCCGACCAACACGCTCACGTCGCTCGACAACCTCTCGCACTTCGCGATCTACACGTCGTTCACGGCTGCGGACATCATCCGCATGACCCGTGGCGAGAACGTGGACCCCGGCTGGAATATGCCGCTGGTGAATCAGTTGCTGGCAGCGATGATCGAGCGCGAAGCGACCAGCCTTCAGGTCAACGATTGGTCCGGCCAATACTTCCCCGAGAAGATTGAGGAGGACTTCAAAGAGAACTCTGGCTACTGGGGTTCCGACGCGACGCCGGTGCTGCGTTGCTACGACTTCTACTTCTTGGACACGGAAGGTGATGATCCCTCTTGGCGCCGCCGCATCATCGTTGACCAGTACAACAGCGGCATCGGCAATATGCAGACCGCTGGCCAGTGGCTCTTCAACGCCGGCGACCGCAGCTACGGCAAGGACATCTTCGAGTTGATGCACACCCAGTTCGCCGACGGCGCTGTGGTGCCCCCGTTCCGCTGGCACTCGGTGCGGTCACTGGGTTACTTGCTCTACGCGGTCTGCCATCTCCAGAACCGGATGCGCTGCAAATTCACCGACTCCGTGTTCGAGCAGATGCTCTGGCTCTTCCGCAACGTCGCGGACGGTGACGCTGAACGGATGGAGAAGATCGACCTTTTCAACATGGGCGTGATACCCGAGGGACTCTCCTGGGTTCCTCAGTCCGAACGTCACGTGCTGGACTACCCGATGCTCTCGGGCGCCATGGCCATGCACCGGCAGATCATGGCCGAGTCCAGCGCCGCCTACACTCAGGACGTGAACGACGGTTCTTCCAAGGAACTGACCGCGACCGAGGTGATGGCCCGCGTGAACAACGCCAACGCGCTCATGGGCTCAATGCTCACCCGCGCCTACACCCAGCAGACCTTCCAGTACCGCGAGATCGCTCGCCGGTTCTGCACGATCGACCATCCCGACTGCGTTCAGTTCCGGCGCAAGTGCGAAGCCGAAGGCGTCGATCCGTCCGTGTTTAACAACCTCGACAGCTGGGACATCATGCCCGAACGCGTCATGGGTTCCGGAAACAAGATGCTGGAGATCGCGCAGGCCGACCGCCTCATGGCTATCCGGCCACTGCTAGCACCCGATTCTCAGGCCGAGGTGGTTCACATGTACGTAGAGGCCAACACCGACGACCCGCTCCTGGCGAATCGCCTCGCACCGGTGGACAGCAAGCCTGTCTCCCCGGCGGTCGAGCGCGCTACGCTGGCTTGGGGTACGCTCATCGACGGCCAGCCGGTGGTTATCGCCAGCGCGATCAACCGGCCCGAGTACATCCAGACGCTTCTCCAGATGCTTGGTGGCGCCATCGGGCGCATCGAGAAGGAGCAGGGTGGTATGCCGACCATGGAACGCGTCATGGGCTTGGCGAACGTGATCCAGCACATCCAGGAGCAGATCCAGTTGATCGCTCAGGACCCCGGCCAGGAGCAGAACATCAAGCTCTACAACGACGGCATCGCTCAGGCGACGAACTACATCAAGGGCTACGTCCAACGTCTCCAAGAGCAGGCTCAGGCTCAAGCCGAAGCCGGCGCAGCTGGCAATGGCATGGACGCCGAGACGGCTGCGAAGATCCAGTCGATGCTCATTACCGCGCAGTCCAAGGCTCAGATTGCCGCCGCGAACTCCGAACAGAAGCGCGTCCAGAAACAGGTGGCCTTCGAGCAGGATCAACAGCGCAAGAACGCCAACACGATCGCCGAGGCTCAGCGCAAGGGCGCCATGACTCGGGCCGACATCGCCGCCATGGATCTCAAGACTCAGGCCGACATCCTTAACCAATGATTCAAACACCCAAGCAAGAGTTTCAGCGCGACAAGCAGCGCCTCCAATCAGTCGAGCGAATGCTCGAAACGCCCGAACTCCAAGCCGCGCTTCTGGCGGCCTTCAATAATTTCTGCTGGAACCTTCCGCCCTCTGAGAACCCGCAGCATGGCTGGAATGCCAACTGCAAGCGCGCTGGTGCGCGTGCGTTCATCGAGGAACTGAATGGTCTGGTGGAAATGCGAAAAGAAAAAACGACTCTTAATCAGAACCTCGAATGAACCCGCTGCTATCACCAGATGCCCCAACCGAACGGGGCGCAGATTATTCCGAAGCATTTTCCGGCATCGACGCCATCGAAGGGCAGGGTCTGGAGAACCCGATGGGTTCAGCGCCCGTGGCTCCCGCTGCACCAACGCCAGCACCCGCTCCGGCGCCTGAGGTGGCCCCAGTTGCTGCGGCCCCGACTGCACCTGCCGAAGCTCCGAAGCCGAAGGTTGAAGACCTGTTCAACCTAGATCGGTTTACTCCAAAGAAGGAAGAACCTGCACCTGCCGCGAAGATAGAGCAGGCCAAGCCTGAGCCGACTTCGATCAAGCAGTTCCGCGAGCAGTACGAGATGACCAAGAAGGAGCGCGATGATTTCGCGGCCAAGGTCTCTGAACTCGAACGCGCCAAGTCTGAGGGCACTCGCAAGGAAGTCGAAGAAGCCACCAAGGCCCTGAAGGCTGAGATGGATTCGATTCGGAAGAACGCCGAGGAACTCGATACCGAGGTCCGCTACCTGAACTACACGCGTTCGACCGAGTACAAGCAGAAGTACGAATCGCCGCTGCGTGAAGCGTGGCAGACCGCTCTGGGCGACATCGAGGGCATCCGCGTCACAGATGAGGACGGCACAGAGCGTGACGCCAATCACCAGGACATCATGGCGCTCCTCAACGTGCCGGTGGCCAAGGCTGCTATCATCGCCCAGGAGACCTTCGGGCCGGCTGCACCTGAGATCATGGCGCACCGCCGCCGGTTGATCGAGTTGACCCAGGCCCGCGACAAGTCCATCGCTGAGTGGAAGGAGAAGGGCGCCCAGCGTGAGATTGAGAAATCGAAGCAGGTGGAGACCCGCCAGTCGCGTTCACGCGAGCTTTTCGAGTCCCAGTTTGCCGACTACGAGAAGACCCATGCCCAGTTGTTCGGAAAGGAAGAGGGCGATGAAGATGGAAACCGCCTGCTGGATGAAAGCGATCGGTTGATCAAGATCGCGTTGAAGGGTGAAGGCGTCGATGTCGACATGGGCTACGACGACAAGGTAGACCTCATTACCAAAGCTCAGGCTCAGGTGGCTCTGCGGGCGCGTGCCTACGGCCGTGAGCGCCTGCGCGTGATCCGCCTCCAGCAGAAGGTGGCTGAACTGGAGAAGAAGGTCGGCAAGGTCCGGTCGTCTGAACCCGGTCAGGGCGAAGGCACCTCGACGGCTACCCGTGTGGCGCCTCGGAATGCCGAAGACGGAATCGACGAACTGCCGTCGGCGTACTAACGGGCAGCCTTACGACCAGCAGCGGCTCGGCGTTGGAACTCTTCCGCGCCGAGCTTTTTTCTGCCGATGAAGGCCGCGAGAGCCTTGGGATCATCAGCGCCTTGATTCTTCAGCTTGCGGACCAGTTTGGCGTATTTCGTCTGCATAAAGTCACCAGGCCGCGCAACTCCAATACTTGGCCGACAGCTTCGTTCCCGGGGTATCGCAACCATGCCGCGCACGGAAACTCTTCCGGTTTTTCGGAATATGCTTCTTGATCGGCATCTTGGGATCACCGAACCGGACCAGCTTCACCTTTCCATCTTCCTTGGCCAGCACGGCGGACTTCTTGGACGCGCCTGGCGTAGACTTAGGCTTGTTGTAGCCGGCGAACTTCTGGCCTCGGTAGGTGATCATTTGGCTTTGGGCAGCGCGTACCACCCAGCTGGAATCTTCACAGTCGAAGGGCCGACCAGCTTACCGTCGCGGTCAAACGCGTACACGCTGGCCCGCGTCGGCTCTGCTAGCATGATCGGATCACCGGAAGGGACCAGGACCACCTTCGTCCGGCAGCCCAGGCAAATCGGCAATACGAGCAGCCAGATCAGACTTGAGAGGTTTGGGCGCATTTCCGTCTTCAACCGTTGGTGCAGGCGTTTCCCGGAGCCAATCCAGGAACGCCTTTGCCAGTTGGTAGATCCAGTTCACTGGTTAGCCACTCACGCAGCTGGAGCAGCAGGGGGAGCCGGAGGAGTCTTGCGATTCTTCCAGACAGACCATGCAACGCCCAAGACCGTGATAAAAGCGCCGGCAAGCTCGTTAGCTTGATCAACGGTCACAAGGCCCTTGGCGACCAGAAAACCGCCACCAAACGAGAGTCCGTGGCGGACGATAGACTTGATTGAGTCGTTCATTTCAGGGTCATCCTACCAATCAACTGGGCCAGCACAACCAAAACCCCAAGGCCGCCAAACAGCTTCCATTGAAACTGCTTGAGGCCTTCGAGGGTGGCTTTGATTCCGTGGATGTCGGAGACCATCCCAGCGTCTTTATCACCGATGATGGTCTCCAGTCTCACGATACGTACCTCAAGGTTGTGAAGGTTCTCCTCCGGCATTGGTGGGTGCGGGTTGGGATTTCTTGAACTCTTCATCCTGTCGAATGAGTTCGCTAATCACAGTCACAGCAGTGCGGGCGACCTGGAAGTCACCCTGGCGCCTGGCGACCTCAAGGGCAGCAATCAAGGCGTTGGCAGTGGCGGGGTCGAGGTTGAGCGTCAGGGTTTGAGGCATGGTAGTTATCAGTTCACCGGTTCGGAAGTGTCCGGCGCAGGAGGCTCGATCACGACCGGGGACTCTGTCAAGCTGTCGCTTGACGCGGGTTCACTGACAACCAACGGAGGGGCGATTTCAACCGGCGGAGCCCAAGGCAACGGCAGCACTTCCGGTTCAGGCGGCGGGGTCACTTGTCGTTGGATGGTGATCGCGATGCTTTCCTCGATGGCGGCAACCCGGTCGGGTCCGAGGTTGCTCTGCACCCAGCCGATGACGATCTCAGGGGTGAGATCAGCATACGGAATGAACGGGACCGAAGGGTCCAGCGGGGTCTCCTGCCAGTTGCTGTAGTCGGCAGTGTGGCCTTCGCCATCGTCGCCAAGGACGGTGTACGCGGCGCGGGTGACGACATCGGTTTCCCCATCAAAAGTGGGGTAGCCAATGAGGGCGGTGGCGGTCCAAGTGTAGGTGATGGGCATGGGAGTAGTGGATTAGTCAGCGTAGACGGGAATCTTGCGGAACGTGCCGTTGATGGCAACGCGCCAGAAACCGCAGGTGGCAGGAAGAACTCCGGTACTCAACGCAGTGGCGGTGGGGAAGTAGGTGTTTGCTGCAAGATTGGTTCCGACGAAGTAGGTAGAGGAGCCGAAGGCAATTTGATTGCTGTTAGCACCGACTACAGTTGCACCTCTACCAATGCAAATGTTTGAACCTCCAACGGAAATACCATTTCCTGAATCAGTTCCAACAAATACATTACTATCACCAGTTGTTAATGCGAATCCTGCTGCATATCCAATCGCCGTGTTTGATTGTCCAGTAACATTAGTACCGCCTAATGTTTGAGATCCAACAGCAGTATTTTGCGCTCCACCCGTACTCAACGCCAACGCATTCGATCCGATGGCAGTTACGTCGGCGGCGGTGGTGACGCGTCCCGCAAAGTAACCCAGCGCGGTGTTGTTGGATCCGCTGACCACAGTTGACAACGCAGACCGACCGACTGCGGTGTTTGAGGCTCCAATGGTGTTGGCAGTCAGAGCAGCCGCACCAATAGCGACATTGTCAGAAGCGGTATTGTTGGTCAGCGCACTAACACCGATACCGATGGCATAGTTGTTGACGGTGGTTCGCTGGCAGGCCCCGGTGCCAATGCCGATGTTTCCGATGCCGTTGGTGGTTAGATTGCAAGCACTTGCACCAATGGCGATATTGTCTCCTCCGATTGCCAGAGAACGTAGCGTATCTCGACCGATGCCGACGTTGTCGTTACCAGAAATGATATTTCCGGAAAACAAAGCACTGCTACCAATCGCGACGTTGCTGTTTCCGGTGTGGAATACTGGACCGGATGTGGACATCGAGCTAATGCCGATGGAGACGTTGTTGCTACCAGTGCTTACGCCATATCCTGCGTTGTTTCCAAGGAATGAATTGCTTCCTCCATTGGTCAAATTGAAACCCGCTGCGACACCGATAGCGGCATTGTTCGCACCCGAGGTCAAACTATTCAAGGCAGACCTGCTAATTCCGGTGTTGTCTGTGCCAGACGTCAAATTGCGGAACGTATCCCGACCAACGCCGATGTTGTCGGCTCCAGTGATAGGAGCTAAAGAAAACCCAGAATTACTTCCAACAAACACGTTGTTGGCACCACTCGTAAGGTTTCTTCCGCTGTTCAGACCAATGCCGATATTCTGGGCACCACTCAGCGCAGAGCCACCAGTGTACATCGACTGATTTCCGACGGCGACGTTGTATGCTCCAGTAACAGCAGAAGCACCAGACAACGCATACGGTCCTAGGGCAGTGCATCCAACACCGACCGTGATTCTGTATCCTGACTCAACACCAAAACAGGCGTTGTCATTTCCTGAAGTTAGGGTGGTCAATGCAAGCCGACCGACACCGACGTTATCAGCACCCGAACCCGGTCCATCCCAGATTTCAACGGAGCCAACATTCAGCTTATCCGTCGTCTTGTTGTACGTCAGCCCAGCGTCACCCGCCAACGCGCCGCCATCGTTGAAGATCACCTGCGTGTTCGCACCTGCGCCACCCGGGGCCGGCGGGGAAAACACGAA